TTGTTTTTTTGATTTTCTTTTTTTCCCACAATGTCAATATAACATACTATGAGAATAAAACAAGAATGTTTATTCAGTTATGTAGTTCCCAGTCCAGCTCGCAAACTGTCTGGCTGTCAAACACACTGCGATCTTAGGATCAATCGCTGTCTGTCCTTTACTGAGCCTGATAGGATCAGTGATGTGCAGCCTTTCTTTTGGTGTTAATCCCAGAGGACTATCTTTTTTCCTTTTCTTATTTTTCTTGGCTATGATCTTATCCATCTTACTGATCTGTCGATCACTGAATCTTTTGCTCTCTGGCATCCATCTTTCTTTGCTACCAAAGTACAACCTGGTCAGGAAAGTCTCAGGCGATGTCAATAGATCATAGATTTCCTTCCAGGATTCCATTGGATCTGAAAAGAAATAGTCCTGGGGATTGTTTGGATCTTGAGTGATCACTGTCAGTTTAGCATCGTTAGGATCTTGATCAGGTCCCAGAGGATACCAATCAAGATCATGGTAATCACTAGATTCAACTAACTTCCAGGATCTATTCTTGTAATAAGATTCTTGCCAATCAAGTTTTTGTTTGTTCCATTTATTTCCCACGATTCAATAGTAATAAAACCAGAATGTTTTGTAAAGAACTATTGCATGACAATTTCAATTCATGATATGGTTTGCTAAATTGTGGGAGATAAGTTATGGCTAAAAAAAAGAATGATCTAAGATTATATATACATTTACCAATTAGAGCGTACAAAGATCCAAGACTACAACAGCACCGCCAGGCACTATTCGTATTGGCTGCACTATGTGCATACACAGATCCCAGGGGAATATGTTTTCCAAACCAGATCTCCCTAGCAAAAGATCTCAATGTATCCAGGCAAGCAATATCGAGGTACATCAAACACCTCATTGAGTGGGGCTACGTTAAGTATGCTCGCAAGCAATTCAGAGGACAGAGGGGTAATAGCTACTTCGTAGTCTATGACAAGAATACGTCTGAATCCCAGGCTTGTAAGAATGTGTCATTGGCTAAAGAAGATATCCCTATTATTGAGCAAGAGATCGCTAAACAAACCCTGGAGAAGACTGTGGATAAGTCTGGGGAAAAGGCGGGGAAAGGAAACCCCCAGGTAGCACAAGAGAAAGGGGGAGAAGAGGGGAATGGCAACCTACAGGTTTCCCCTTTGGCAACATCAGGGGTAGCACGTAACGATTCAATTAACGTTAATAATAATATTAATTGGGAAGATAAAGCAAAACAGACAATGCAATTCATGTGTAAAGCAGTCAATGAAATCTATGCCAAAGATATCAGCTACGATTACAGACAGATCCTGGTGGTCAAAGATTGGATCATCAAAGAAGGATTGATCGTAGATAATCAAACGCTAGATAAAATGAAAGAGGCATTGATCTGGTTTAGGGAACGTGAACCCATGAAGGATGCGCCAATGCATATCAACTTTTACAAGTCATGGTTGATCAAACAAACCAGGTCAGATAAAACCAGGGACAAGATCCAGAGACTCGGAAAGATATTGAAATACAAAAACAAAAGGAACGTTTAGATCTTGTAAACCACCACAAATCTACAGGCGCACAGGTCGAAGGGTACCTTATCCCCTCCCCCGCCAAGGGGTACGTAGAGGTCTCTCACACAATTTTTTCCTTATTTTTTAGAAAGTTTGGCTAGTCTGATACCTGAATTGAATAAAAAAGGGATTTTAAGGCATCTGAGAGCCTTGTATTGGCTGTTTACAATTCATTGCTCATGGATAATAATGGCTACATGAAACTAAAACGCTCAAAGTTTCCTGATCTGAGTAAAGATGGGAAAGTAACCATGAAAGATGTTTTGATCGCTAAAGGCGTAATCAAGAAAAAAAATGGCAAAAACAAGAAATATTCCAACCAATCCTAGTCTTTACTCAATGGTCAAGGCTCAGGCTAAAAAGAAGTTTGATGTTTATCCTTCGGCTTATGCTAATGCCTGGCTGGTTAGGACCTACAAAAAGAAAGGTGGAGGCTACAGGCGTGGCTAAACCTGGTGGTTTGACCAAGTGGTTCTCAGAAAACTGGGTAGACATTGGATCTAAGAAAAAAAATGGAAAGTTTCAAAAATGCGGTAGATCGTCTGCGAAAGGATCTAAGCGAGGATATCCAAAGTGTGTCCCAGCTAGTAAGGCGGCAAGCATGACACCCTCACAGATCAAATCAGCTGTGGCTCGAAAAAGAAAAGTTAAACAAGGTGTGGGAGGAAAACCAACCAACGTGAGGACTTTTGCCTGATGGTTGCCAAGAAATTTCAAAACCCCAAGGGTGGATTGAACGCTGCGGGTAGAAAACATTTTAAAAAAACTGAAGGATCCAACCTCAAGCGCCCTGTTAAATCAGGCACCAATCCAAGACGTGTATCGTTTGCGGCAAGGTTTGCTGGCATGAAAGGGGATATGAAAGACTCCAAGGGAAGACCTACACGTAAGGCTTTAGCACTTAGAGCCTGGGGATTTAGATCAGTAGAATCTGCTAGAAACTTTGCAAACCGACATAAAAAGTCGTAGAATCAAGCAAAAGGTTTTTTGTTATTCATTTTTCCTTTTTGTATATAACTCGACTAGCGGTTATCTTTGTTTCCCACAATTCAAACCTGACCGCTAGTTTTTAAAGAGAGGTTTTTATGGCGAATGAAAAAGTATATTTGAGCCTGATAGCGTATAAAAACGACAGCAACAATGATAAAGCTCCCCCTTATTCTTTCAAGAAATTTAAGATCACAGAGCCTGTAACGATTGAGCCTGGCGAGTATGATCTTGATGTTTTTCGTAACGAAGGTGATAAAGGCGAGTATTTGAGCATCAAGGTAAAAGAGCCTTACAACAAGATAGACTTCTAATGCATTTCTCAATATTGCAGAAACTCTGCCTGAAACATATGGTAAGTGTTGAAGAGTTGTTTAGGATAACAGGTATTCCCCCTACCGATTTACGTGCTATGTTATCTGGTAAGAAAAAGATTAATGAAATAAGAGCAGATCAATTTCAAAGGATATTTGACGAAATAGATGGCAAGACCGAAGACAGATAAAACAAACCCCATAGTCAGATATGGTGGCGTGAAGATGATCCAAAAAAGGATCAAGCGCTCTGAGATCATAGATCACAACAAAGACGCTGTAGCTCAGGAATTGGTCAATCTATCAACCAGCAATATCACCGATGTTTTGGATTGGCAAGGCGGTAAGGTGTTTCTCAAAGATCCAGCCAATATCCCAGATGCGGCACTTAGGTCCATAAAAAAAATAAAAGTGTCTGGAAAAGATGGAGAGAATCTAGAGATTGAGATGCACGATAAGATCAGATCCTTACAAACTGTAGCCAAAGCTGCTGGATTGTTGGATCAGCCAGAGCAAGAAAGCGATAAACCTTCTGTGATCGGAATCCAGATTCAAGGTCCAGATGTTGTTGAGGTCAAAGAAGATGAGTCATGATCTTAAATTTAATTTTAAAAAATCACCCACTGTATACAAGTTTCTACAAGACAATTCCTTTGTTAGAGGTATAGTTGGTCCTGTTGGATCAGGCAAGTCTTATGCCTGTGCAGCTGAAGTATTCATGCGAGCTGTCAAACAGAAACCCTCTCCAAAAGATGGAATCAAATATTCACGTTTTGTTATTGTTAGAAACTCATATCCAGAACTAAGAACGACAACGATCAAGACTTGGCAAGAAATATTCCCAGAAAATACCTGGGGATCCATGCGGTGGTCGCCCCCGATATCTCATCACATACGACTCCCATCGAGAGGCGATGCCGCTGGTATTGACTGCGAAGTCATATTCTTAGCGCTTGATCAACCTAAAGACGTAAGAAAACTCTTATCACTAGAACTGACAGGTGCCTGGGTAAATGAGGCAAGAGAGTTACCAAAACAAGTTATTGATGGACTAACACATAGGGTAGGAAGATATCCGAGTAAAGCAGATGGAGGTCCTAGCTGGCGTGGTGTCTGGATGGATACTAACCCTATGGAAGATGATCATTGGTGGTACGTAACTTCAAAGAAAGAAACCTTGCCAAAAGGGAAGTTTGGCTGGAAGTTCTTTGAGCAACCAGGCGGAGTTGTAGAGGCTGAAAAAGACGAGCTACCTGATATGCCAGAGGCTAATGGATATATATTTTCAGCTGGATCTTGGTGGACAGAAAACAAGAAGGCTGAGAATATTAATAATCTTCCTTCTGGATATTATTCACAGATCTTAGCTGGCAAGACGAAAGACTGGATCAAATGCTACGCTCAAGGTAAATATACATTTGTCCAGGAAGGAAAACCTGTTTGGCACGAATACGAAGATTCAACCATGTCTGTAGAAGGGCTAGAGCCTGAAAAAGGATTGCCGATTACTATCGGACTTGACTTTGGACTTACCCCAGCTGCTGTGTTTGCACAAAGACAACTCAGTGGTACTTGGCTTGTTTTACATGAATTAGTTACGTTTGAGATGGGACTGGAGAGATTCGGACATCTGCTCAAAGGTGAAATGGAAATGAGATTTCATAAGTTTGACTTTCAGGTCTGGGGTGATCCAGCTGGTGTTGCTAGGGATCAGATCTATGAAACGACAGCGTTTGATCATCTAAAAACCCTGGGAATCATTGCAAGACCTACTGCTACCAACGATTTTAAATCTAGACGTGAGGCTGTTGCTGGTCCAATGACTAGATTAATTAATCATAAACCTGGCTTTTTAGTTGATACTAAATGCACTAAAGTTAGGAAAAGTCTGGCTGGTGGGTACCATTACAAAAGAGTCCAAATATCAGGGCAAGAAAGGTACAGAGATGCTCCAAACAAAAACCAACATTCTCACGTAGGGGATGCTCTGGGTTATTGTTTGTTAGGCGGAGGGGAGCATACCAGGCTGATCAGGGGTGGGGTAAACCCTTATTTTGTAAAAGACGCTGTAGCCAAAACAGACTTCGAGATATTCTAATGGACATTCTACAGATCTTAAATCAAGAAATGCAGCTATCTGGGACCAACAAAAGGATTGATTTCTATCAAAGAAAAGATCTTTGGATGATTAGTTTACCTGATCATGAAAAAGATTATTTTAACCAGATACCAAACTACGAAGAGTATTTATATAAAAATTCTGTAAGAAACTCATCTTTTACAGCCTTCATAGACAATAAACCGATTGTTTGTTTTGGCTTAGTTCAACTAGCTCCAGGCACTGCTGAGGCTTGGTTGATCCCTAGTTTAGAGTTAAGATCTTCGGTTTCATTCGCATTACCTTTCCATAAAGCTACCAAACTGTTTTTTGATAATGCATTTTCATTGTTTCAATTACATAGAATACAAGTTACTATTGATGTTACAAACGAGATCGCAAAGAAATGGATCGAGAAAATGGACTTTGTTTTTGAGGGAACTTTAAGAAACTTTAGTCCAAACCAAAGCGATTATTTAATGTATAGCCGAGTGCTAGGAGACATACAAAATGGGCGGAATATTTAGTAGTCCTTCAGCTCCACCTCCACCAGATACATCAGAAGTATCTAGAAGAGAAAGAGAGGCTGAGGCTAGAGAAACAAGAAAACAAACTGCACTATCAAGACAAGCTAGAAACAGAAGAATGGGCGGTCAGAGAATGTTGTTAGGTGAGGCTGGCGCTAGAGGCGTTGAATTTGATAGAACATCTACTTTAGGGTATGGAAGAAACCCTAGGACGTGATATGGGATATCCAAGAAATCCAGCTAAGAAACCAAAGAAAAGAGGTAAATAATGCCAAAAGTTACAACAAAAGATGGCAAGACCAAGGTCTTCAAATATACTAAGTCTGGTATGAAAAAGGCTAAAGAGTATGCCAAATCAACAGGATCTAAAGTGTCTATGAAAGGCGCTATGAAACGTAGGGTAGCTAAAGGATATTGAAAACAGCAGCTGAAATAATGGCTCTGTATAAAAAAGCAGAGTCAAGGAAAAGTCTTTGGAGAGATATCTACGAGGAATGTTATGAGTATGCATTGCCTCAAAGAAACCTCTATGATGGCTATTATGAAGGCAATGTCCCTGGACAGCGCAAAATGTCTAAGGTATTTGATTCTACTGCGATCCATTCAACCATGAGGTTTGCTAACAGGATCCAATCAGCGCTATTTCCCCCTTACAAGAACTGGGTAAAACTTAGCCCAGGTGAAGAGATACCAAAAGACAGATCAGTAGACGTTCAACTAGCACTAGATGAAATGAACGAGAAGATGTTTTCTGTCTTAAGACAGTCAAACTTTGATGTTGCTATTGGTGAATTTTTACTAGATCTTTGTGTAGGCACAGCCTGTATGCTGATTCTACCTGGTAGATCAGAAGATAAAGCGATCAATTTTGTGCCTGTACCACAATACCTTATCTCTTTTGACGAAGGTCCAGATGGCGAGGTCGAAAACGTTTACAGAAAACTTAGGATCAAAAACTCTAATATCATCAGACAGTTTGATGACGCTGATATACCACAGGATCTACAAAGAAAAATAGACATGAAACCTGGGGATTTTACAGAATTTGTTGAATCCACTATGTATAATCCAGAAACTGGTAAATATGACTATTGTGTTATTTACAAAAAAGGTCCTGATAAGATCGTAAAAAGATCTTACAAATCAAACCCATGGGTTATTAGCAGATACATGAAAGTGGCTGGCGAGATCTATGGAAGAGGTCCTTTGTTGACAGCAATGCCAGATATCAAGACACTAAACAAAACAGTCGAATTATTATTGAAAAATGCAAGTATTAACATCGCTGGAGTATACACCGCCAGTGATGATGGCGTTCTTAATCCTAATACTGTTAGGATCGCTCCAGGTGCTATCATTCCTGTTGCTAGGAACGCTGGTCCCCAAGGTCCTTCTCTCACCCCATTACAAAGATCTGGGGACGTTAATTTAAGTCAGTTGGTCATCAATGATCTCAGAATCAATGTTAAAAAGATTTTGTTAGATGAGAGTCTACCGCCTGACAATATGTCAGCTAGATCAGCGACTGAGATCGTAGAGAGAATGAAAGAACTATCACAGAATCTAGGATCAGCCTTTGGTCGATTGATCTCAGAGGCTGTACTACCTATTGTATCTAGAACGCTATCAGTTATGGATGATAAAGGTTTGATCGCACTTCCATTGAAGATTAATGGTCTTGAAGTAAGCGTTCAACCTACAAGTCCGCTGGCTATAGCTGCATCAAACGAAGAGGTGCAAACTGCTATGACCTGGATACAAATGGCAAGTCAATTAGGACCATCAGGTCAGATGGCGATCAACATAGATCGAGCAGCAGACTACCTGGCTGACAAGTTAGGAATACCTACAGAACTAAGAACCACCCCACAAGAAAGAGAGGCAATGGCTCAACAGATGATGCAAGCAGCCCAGGCGCAGCAGCAGATGGGTGGACAGCCTCCAATGCCAGAAGAGGTGCCGAGTGAGTAAAGATTTCGATTATTCAGAAAATGGCTGGGATGGCTTAAATTTCTACGAACAAAACACGAATGTTAGCAAACAGGATATGGAAATGGATATCTTGTTAGCAAAAACATTTTCAACACCAGAAGGTAAAAAGGTTTTGGATTGGCTATGTGTTAAAACACTAGAGAGTCCATCATGGTTTCCTGGAGCAGATCCTAATTATGGATTTGTCAGGGAAGGGCAAAACAGTCTTGTAAGAGAAATGTTAAAGAGAATAAACAGAGCTACAACCAAGCAATAGGAGGTAAACTATGGCAGAGGCAGCAACAGAGAATGATAATCAACAAGAAGATGTTTCACGTGAAACGTCAGATCAAAAACAAGATCTATTATTAGACTCAGCACAAATAGAAGATACTGAGGTTAAAGAAGAAGATCCAATATCTCACAGACCAGAAGATGAAGATTTAGCAGATGATATTGAATTTGAAAGACCTGAATACTATCCAGACAAGTTTTGGGACGAGAACGAGGGACCAGACGTTGAAGGACTTGTAAAAAGCTATAACGAGTTGGAAAAGAAATTCCACATGGGTGATCACAAACCCCCTAAAGATGGTAACTACAACCTAGACTTTGTAGAAGGCAAGGTAGAAAAAGATGACGAAATACTGAATACAACAGTAGAAATCATGAAAAAATACAACGCTCCACAGGCTATGGTTCAGGATCTAGTTGGCACTATCTT